GTAAGGTGTGCGCACTCCTGCTAGTTGGTTGGCTTCCGCCTGACTAATTTTGGTCATTGCGTCAGACATTAATTTTAGTTTGTCCGCCGCTTTTTGCGCCCCATCGGCAATTCCTTTAGCCCACCCCATTCCAGGCACTTTAGATAACAGGTTGAGGAGCTGACCTACGCCTTTAATCAGTAAAGCCCACCATTTTAAGATTAGGGAAACGCCTTTGTTTACTATATCCCTGAAAGTTTCGCTTTTTTTGTAAGCAGTAACAAAAGCCACGGCCACCAGTGCCAGCGCAGTGATAATTAAGCCAATAGGGTTTGCGCGCATAGCGGCGTTCAAAGCAAGCATTGAAGCGGCCATGCCATTAGTAGAAGCAATACTGGCTAATGTAGCCCCGCGCATGAGCGTTGTAGCAACAGTATAAAGTTGTGTTGCTACTTTTACGGTGACTAAAATACCTTTGTAAATTAGAAAAGCGGCGGTGGCGCTTCCGACTATTATCGCAAGCATTTTTATCCCGTCTGCGTTCTCTTTTAGAAACTTACCAAACTTGTCTATCAAAGGCACAAGTAGTTCTAAAATCTTTAACATTGCGCGGAAAGCAGGCATCAGCGCTTCTCCCAAAGAAACTTTTGCGTCATCTATCTTTGCCTTCAACGATTTCATCGTGTTAGCAGTTCCGTCAGCCGTGCGCGCGTAATCTCCCTGAGCGAGTGCTGTGTCTTTCATAATCAACGAGTAAGAGGCTTGGGCTTTAGCGGCTGGGGTGAGAGCGTCAGAGGTGGATTTGATAAGACCCATACTCATTGCTTCTGTTTTTAATCGCACCTCGCTTAAAGCAACACCAAACTTCTTTAGCGGCTCTGTTTCTCCCGATAGACCGGAACGCAAAGCAAGAATTGCGTCATCAATACTCGTGTTGTTAAATGACGCCATATCTGCGGCAAGTTGAACGAGTGAAGTAGACATCTCTTGCGCTTGGCCTTGGCCCAAACCAAAGGCTTGGAAAAGGTTTCCGTATGTTCCGGCGGCTTCCAGCGCGGCTTGATTACTGATACCTAGATTTGTTGCGGCGCTCTCGCCAAACTTTCTAACTTCTTCAGAGCCTTCACCAAAGACTATGTTTACTTTTGAGACTGACTCTTCCATGTTGCTCGCAGCCATAACCGAGTCTTTAGCAAATTGAACTAATTGAGTGCCAGCAAACGCTACGCCAAGCGTTCCCGCTAATGTCTTGAGCGTTCCCGTCATTTTTTTCATGCCGCTGTCTGCGGTTTTTATACTGTCATCTACGCCTTTGATACTACTTTGGGCTTGCGCAAGGCCAGTTTTTAGGTCATTGATATCTGCTTCAAGGCGTATTCGTAGGGTTTCTAGGTCTGTTGCCATATCAACCCCTCAATCTTGCTTTGACTGCTCCGATGAAAATACGCTGAACAGTTCCGTTTCGGATAAGTTCCAATGCGGCTGGTTCTAGGTAAGGGTATTTTACCCCTGATTTCCAACGCGGTGAGCCTAATTCAACCGCTCTTGCGTATTCAACGCTTGGCCCTACTGTTGCGACATACTTATCGCCAAAACCTTTTAGAACTGTTGTTTTGATAGAACGCCTCAAAGCGCCGGTCACGACATTAGGCCCTGGCCCTGTTCCTGATAAGTGACCTTGCCCGCGCGGGTGAGTTCCGGTGTTTGCGTTTTGTTGCGCTTTTCGTTGAATTGCTAAACCTGCTTGGGCGATACCGATTTGCGCGGCTCTACCTATCGCTTCCTCAGTTGCGTCAATAGCAGCCAAAACCTCTTTAAGATTTTTGACTACTATCGCGCCACTCATTCTTTAATCCAATCTGCTTTGACCTTTTCAATAGTCGCCGCAATAGCCAATAACCAGTCCGCTTGCGCGGCGGGTAAATTATCTACCTGCTCAGGTGTCCAACCAAAGCGGTCTGCCATCTGATAATAAACCCAGTGTTCATCAGGATACTCAAAGTCATCGTGCCGTGACCCGCCTTCCAACAACCACTTTAGTCGTTGGAGTTTGCGGTAATCGCTTTTGGGTCTGCCTCATTCTCAGGCGTTTCAGCCAGCGAGGGAAACAGAACCTTTTGCGCTTCTTTAGTTTGTTCAATTAAAAAGTCGTAATCTTTCATGTCTAATTCGTCAAGTGTTTCTAGTTTTACGGCTGGAATAAGTAAATCAAAAGACCAGTCCTCTACTAACATCGCTATCAGTGCGTCAGTAAGAGCCATCGCGCGGCTTAGGTCGCCGCCCTCTGCTTCAGCGCTTCGCATAACACGCTTGCGGTCTTTGACTTTTAGATTTTTCGGGTCTTTTAGTGTTGCGGTTGCGCCTGTCGGCAGTGTAACTTTCTTAGACATTGAGCCCTCCTGTTAGTTTTGTCCTTCCAGATAATCATAACACTAGAGGAACAGAGGCGCGGGAGCAGAGGGAAGGTGCTCTACTCAACCTGACCGCCTCTGTTCTGAGGCTAGATGTTAGACGTAAGTTGCTGCTGGCTTTGCGTTCTGTAAGACCCATTTGATTGGGGCTAAACCGCCTGTTGAACCAGCGTTAGTTGTATTGCCTTGTCCGTTGAAGTCAATAGAAACTTGAACAAAATCTTGTCCGCGCTCAATAACTGCGGCGGTGTAAGCGCCTTTAGTAATTGTTGCTTCGATTTGAGTCAAGGTAGCGCCTGCTCCTTGTTGCCAATTCAAGACAATCGCTGGCTGAGTGTTGTTAAGGAAACGAGTCAATTCAGTGTCGTTCTCCATAATGAAAGTGATTTTGCCAGTGACTTCAAGAGCGCCAAGAAACACGCTGAACGGGTTTTGCGTGCCGCTAATTCCATAAATTGGAGTGACTGGTCGCTTCAGGTCAATATTTCCGGTCATCGCGTTAGTCACGCTACCGCCGCCGATTGAAACTGTGCCTTTCCAGACAGGGGTCGGAAGCACGGTGCTAAAAGTTGGCGTTGGGTCTGCGACTGAAGATGACGCAAATCCTGTTGCCTTTGTATCGTACTCAAGCAAGCCGTCAGCGTTGAACTTCAAAGAGAAGTCGCTGAACTGGCAACCTGGGTATGAACGAGTATCTGCCGCGTAAAAATCGGTCAGAGTATAAGAGATTGGTTGAGCGTCAGCCGCCGCCGTGAAATCATTTTTCAACGAGATGGTGTGGGTGAAAGGCGCTGATGCTCCTGTTGTAGCAACCGAGCCCATAACGCCTGCGAGCGCATATCCAAGTGTGTCCGCAAACGCTGCGCTTGAATAATCAAAAGTAGAACGGGTGCGGCCTTGAATGTAATTGTAATTCTGAACTAGAGAACCGCGTAGGCCTGTGTCGTAGAGCGGGTCAATAATATCTACGGGCTTGACGCTTTCTCCCATAACTGGGATAAAGTCCGTTGGGGCGACAACTGTTCCCTTTGTTGCTTCTTTAGCAATTCCTATAAAACTGCGTACGCTATTTTGTACAGCCATTTAGTCACTCTCCTGCTTTCGTGTCTGACGCGGCAGACTGTTTGATTGTTGGTGTTTGTATTACTGGTTTTGCCGCGCCACCTGCTACAAAATCAGGGTGGCTAAAACCTTCAGGCGCGTCAATTTCGTCACCTGGTTTGACCGTGATACCAAGCGTTGGCAACACGCGTTCATCTGTTCCCTTGTAAGTCAGTTTCATGCTTCTCCTATGCTTGTATCATTTCGGTCACGTCAAATTCTATCTCAGCAAAGGTTTCCGTGGCGCCTTCATTTGTCGTTGAAGGTTCGCCATACCGAGCCCTTATCACGGGTTCAGCGCCCTGCCAAACTAGAACACCAGTTGGGTCTCCAAAATTATGGTCGCTGCGTAGCCTTGTCTTGATGTTATCTATAAGGGTATCAAAAGCCGTCATAGCCGCTTCTGCGTTTCTTTCTAGCGAGTGCTGATACACCTGAAGTATCACTGTGTAATCTACCCGCTTCCAGCCGTTAGTCGCGCCGCCTATGGCTAAGCGTTTCTCATCCTCAGTCGCAATAAAAATAACTACCGCCGCGCGTGATAATTGACCCGCCGTTGAATTGACTTGGTAATTTATACGCTTGGGAAAGGAAGTGAAAACCTGATTTAGATTAGTGATTGGCGGCGATGATATGAAAGTGTGGAGCGTTGCCCTGACGCCTGTGCGCCCTGCCATTATCGTATCCTGCGGTATTTAGTAATCATGTCTAGCGCTAGAGCAATTTCACTTCCAAATCGGTCTGCCCCCGCTACATTCCGAGAAGGTGAAGTGGTTATTGCCATAGTCAAGGAATTGTCGCCACGCGCCTTGATAAAGGCCGTAGAAACGAGTATGGCGGCCTCTTTGACGGCGTTTGGTAGATTTCCTACGGCAACGCCTGCCGCGTGCGTAGAAGCCAATCCAGAGGCCAATGGAACCGTAGTAGAGCCGTAGGTGTAAGTGCTTGCGACAGTGACTTTTTCTTCAGAAGCCCCATCATAAATCCTTAGAACCGCGCCTGCTTGGATACCTGCGCCACTAGATACAGTGATGCTTGTAGCGGCTGCGTTTGCTTGAGCCGATAGAGTCGTGTTGGCGTATCCAGCGACATAGGTGTATTTAGTGAAAACTTGCGACCTTGTGCTGTATCCAAATCCAAACCCTAGTGGGCCTGAAGATGAACTATTCACGGCAACTTGGCTTAGAGGTATGGTGATTTCCTGCGGCTCAAAGTAAGCAACCGAGCAATCAGGCAACGCAATAAGGTTCAAAGGGTCGGTGCCGCACTCAAAAGCGGATAGAGAGATGACCGGATTGTAGAACGGGTGGAGCGCTATGTATCCCTGCCCCGTGACTCTTGTTCGTTGGGTTTCAGTGTAATTGCGTGCTACTAGATTTTGGTTGAGATATTCGTTGATAAAAGAGGAGGCGCGTAAAATTACACGACCAAGTTCTGCGTCTTGCGCGTTGGAGTTTCCGCCAACCACGAGATTATCAAAGTCAATCGCTGTCG